AAATAGAAAATAGTAAAAATTGTGAACTTTATCAATTTATTGCGGCAATCGGTATTCCGCTCATAGGGTCTACGGTTGCAAAAGTATTAGCTAAGAAATTTGAAACTTGGGACAATTTTATTTCTGCTATTAATGATGATTATGATTTTACAGCTATTGATGGTTTTGGCTTTGAAATGGATAGTGAATTAAAGTTTTTTGACTATACTGAAGCTAAAGAAATTGCAAAATTATTAAAGTTTGCGGAAACGCAGCCTAGTGGCGAATCAAAGATAGTTTCTTCTTTGGAGGGCCAGATCTTTGTAATTACGGGCAAGCTCAGCCGCAAACGAGATGAAATTAAAGCAGATATTGAAGCTAGAGGCGGAAAGGTTACGGGTAGTGTATCCTCTAAAACAAATTATCTTGTATGTAACGATAAAAACTCAACTACAGGTAAATCCGCTGATGCTAAAAAATTAGGTGTTCAGGTAATAACCGAAGAAGAACTCTTAAAATTATTTGACTTTTAAAAAATTTTATGATATAATATTTATATAATAAATAAACAAATAAAAATCATATAAAATTTTTGGACACATATAATAAATTAACTGAAATAAAAATTCATAATTATATGTGTTCCCCCTAAAAAGGGATAAAAAATATTTGACTTTTTAAAAATTTTATGATATAATAAATATATAATAAATAAGATATATAAACCCAAAGGGTTATATAAATAAATAATAATTTAATTTAAGGAGAAAATTAAAAATGGCAAAGATGAGTGAAAATTCAAGAGCAGTATGGAATTATGTTGTAAACGCAGGAGATGCAAAGATTACTTTGGATGATATTGCTGAAGGTACCGGTCTTAATAAGAAGACTGTTAACGGCTGTGTAGTAGCTTTCCAGCGTAAAGAGTACATGAAGAGAACTGAGGCTGTTATCGCAACTGAGGATGGTGGAAGCAAGACTGTTAAGTTTATTAGCTTAACTGAGGCTGGTCAGGCTTTCGATCCCGATGCAGAGCCTGTAGCTGACGCACAGTAATTATATTTACAAATGAATATTAGTATTTGGGTTAGGTAATATTATCTAACCCAAATTTTTTATGAGGACATATGGTATTTATTTTTATATTATCTTTAATATTTTTTATTATAGGATTAATTCTCTTTAGTAAAACTCATAAGATAAATTATGAAAATCAATTTAATCTTAATCAGATTAAAGAAGAATATAATAATTTAAAAATAAATATTCAAAATAAAACAACTGAATTAACTTATTTGGAAGATAAAAAAGATAATTTAATATCTAATATCAACCAAATAGAAAAAAATCAGTTAGAGCAAGAAAAAACTTTAAGAGAATTAATTAAGACTAAAGAACTTCATTTAGAAGCTCTTTATACTCAAAAAAATCAAGAACTTTTTCATGCTTATGAGCAATATTCTGATTCTCTTAATAGTAATTATGATTATGTTGAAAAAGTATATAAAGAAAAAGTTCAAGAGATAGAAAAAGAAAAACTTGAAATAGAAAAGGAATTAACTTCGTTAAAAGATTTATTATCCGCAGCCGCAAAAGCTAATCTGAAAGAAAAAGAAGTACAAGAAAATCTTTCATTCTATACATTGCAACTGGATGAGAAATCTAAAAAAGAAGTTAAAGCTATTCAAGATATTGAATATATTTTATCTGACCCCCGCCCGCTTCGAATGGTTATCTGGACTAATTATTATTCAAAAAAGGCAAACGATATGTGCAATAGAATATTAGGTGCTAATAAAATAATTGGTATATATAAAATTACAAATCTTCAGACAAAAGAAGTATATATAGGTCAATCTAAAGATATTAAAGAAAGATGGCGAGAGCATCTTAAATGCGGTTTGGGCATTGATACTCCCGCAGGAAATAAACTTTATGCTTCTATGAAACAGTATGGAGTTGATAATTTTTCATTTGAACTACTTTGCTCTTGTAAAGCGGAAGAATTAAATGAAAAAGAAAAATCTTTTATTGATTTATATGATAGCTATAATTTTGGAATGAATAGTAATAGAGGTATAAGTAAATGACAAAAGGAAAAGTAACAATACTTGAATATACAACAAAAAATCCATTAGAGATGATAGGAACTTGTAGCGGAGTTTGCTGGGGCGCCAACACAGATGATAAATGGAAAAACATACACCGCGGTTTGGCTAACTTATCTAGCGGACATATGAGAACTGCCGAGTACCCGCAAATTTATATGGTTTTAGACGGATATTCTGCAAGAGTAATAAGAGAATTTTATACTCACATTGGCGGCGGCCCGACTCGTCTTCAGGCTAGTACCCGCTACATTGATTATGATAATTTTTCTTATGTTACTCCTCTTGGTTTGACACCAGACCAAGAACAAGTTTATAAAGAAACTATGGATATTATAGCAATTAATTATAAAAGACTTCTTGATATGGGAATTAAAAAAGAAGATGTTGCTAATATTCTTCCTCTTGGTATGACAACTAAAGTTGTTGTAAGAACCAATCTCCGCAATTTAATTGATATGTCACATCAAAGAATGTGTACTAGAGCATATTGGGAGTTTAGACAATTATTTAATGATATTATTAAAGCATTAAATGAGTATGGCGATGAATGGGTAGAAATTACTGAAAACTATTTTAAGCCAAAGTGTGAGGTTTGTGGCTTTTGTCAAGAAGAAAAAACTTGTAAAAGAAAACCAACGAAAGATCAGGTTGATGAATTTTATAAAGTTGGAAAACTATTTTTAGACGAAGCAGATAATATTATTAAGAGAGAAGAAAGCGGAGAAGATGTCTTTATTGATGATATGGCTGATGCTTTTGAAAATATATTAAATAAATTATAATGATTTGATTTTTAATAATTTTTATGTTATAATTATTATATAATAAAAAAGGAGAATAGTTATGACAGATAAAGAATTATTTATTGAAGAAATTGAAGAATTATTAAAAACTAATGTAATATCAGAAAAAGCAAATAATTATTTTATGACATTGAAGTTGAAAAAAGAAAAACCTGAAATTACAGAAATGGGAGTAAAGATTTTAAAACATATGCAAGATAATTGCGAGAAAGAATATTTCTTAGCTAAAACTATTGGTGAATGTTTATTTGCTTCTAGTCGTTCTGTTTCAGGTTCTTTAAGAAAACTTGTTGAAGATGGCTATTGCGATAAAGAAGGTAAAGACCCTGTTCATTATATTTTAACAGAAAAGGGTAAAAATAAAAAATTTGACTAATTAAAAAAATTATGTTATAATATTTATATAAAGTAAATAAAAGGAGAAAAAAACAATGAAGAATGCTAATGTAGTAAAGATTGCTGGAAGAGTTTATGAATGTAAGGTAGAAAAGAAAGTAACTGGACCTGCTTCAAAGAAACCTGGCACTGAATTTTTTGCTGGAGATCTTCTTGTAGCAGTAGATGAAGAAGGATTAAATATTATTCCTGTTCATTTTACTTATGTAACAGAATTTTATGGTAGTGGAAAGAAGAATACATCATTTGATGTAATGAGTAAGATTGTAGATGGAGCTACTTGGATTGTTAATGGCAAGGATGCCGCTCTGAAAGTTGAAATTGATGCTTCCGCTGACGTAAATGATTTTGTAGATAGAAATGGAGAAGTGGTATCTCCTAAGCGTGTTGAAGGTAGTTTTGTAAGAGTTGTTGATAAGATTAGAGAAAATGATACTAATGATTTTAGATTAGATTTCTTTATTAACAAGGTAACAAGAGTAGAAGCTAATGAGGAAAGACATATTCCTAATGATTATGTTACTGTTAGCGGATATGCATTTAATTTTAGAAATGCATTATTGCCACTTGATTTAGTTGTTAAGAATGAAGATGGTATGAATTTCTTTGAAGGCCTTGATGCAACTCCTACAGCGCCTGTATTTATCTATATTTGGGGTAAGTTAAATTACAGCTCAGTAAAGACAACCATCGAAGAAGAGTCAGCATTTGGTTCTTCAAATGTTAGATTTGTTGAAAGAAAAATCAGAGAATGGATTGTTACTGGTGCGAAGAAAACTCCTTATGAGTTCGATGAAGATAGCGCAGACCTTAAGCCTTCAGAAGTAATTAAGGCTAAGCAGGATAGAGAAGTACATCTCGCTGAAGTAAAGAAGAGAGATGAAGAATATAGAAATTCTACTGCTTCTGAAACTGTATCTACAGGACAGTTTGTATTCTAAATTAAATAAAGGGTAGTTAGTTAATTAACTACCCTTTATATTTTTCAGATAAAGGAGAATAAAAATGGCAAATTTAGATATTTTTAATGCACCTAAGTCAAGAATTGCAAACGGTCTTGAAGGAAAGATTATTTTAATCTATGGCTCTAATAACTTAGGTAAGACCGCGCAGGCAGTTCGTTTTCCAAAGCCTTTTGTAATGGCTTGCGAAATGGGTTTGAATGGTATTGATGATGTTCCTTTCGTCCCTATCACAAAGTGGTCTGATTTTAAATCTGTTGTTAAACAGTTTACAGGTAATACAAAAGATAAAGCTAAAGAATTATATTCTACAATTATTATTGATGAAGTTTATGCTTCTTCTATTTATGCTCAAGATTATGTTTGTTCAACTTATGGCGATGGCGCTTTGACTATGGCGGATGGCGATGGAAAACATAATTTATATCAGCTTTATGAGAAAGAGTATTTCCGCCAGATTAACTTACTTACTAATGCGGGATTCACTATTGTATTTATTGCTCATGCTCAGGCTAATACTCAGACAGGATTTATTTCTCCTAAGGGCGATAAGAGATGTATGAATCCTATTATTGATAAATGCGATTATGTAGTATACTTAAAGAGTAATGGTGTCGATTCTGAAAACAGAGTTATTAAATCATCTGCTTATTTAGCAGAAACTAAAGAGTTTTTTGCACGTTCAAGAATTGAACATACTCCTACTTTTATTAAAGAGTTTACCGCAGAAAACTTAACTGAAGCAATTCAAACTGGTATTAACAAAAAGAAAGAATTAGAAAATGCTACTATTATTTCTTTTGAAGAGCAACAGAAAATGAATGATACTGGTAAACTTGATTTTGATGAACTTGTAACAGAGTTTAATACATTGGTTGGAGCTATCCCCGGTGTTGGAGATCCCGATGGAATAACAGAAGATGGTATTAAATTTAAAACTTATTATCTTCCAAGAATTACTCAGATTACTGAAGAGCATCTCGGTAAAGGAAGAAAAGTTGCTCAATGTACAAGTAATCAAGCTGAAGCAATTTCATTAATTATTGATGATTTGAAAGATTTCCTTAATTCAAATAAATAGTTAGATAAAATGGTATAGATTTAATATCTATACCATTTTTTGACTTTTATAAAAAAATATGTTATAATATTTATATAGATATTTTGAGGTGATATTATGGCAAAAATAATGTGTAAATGTTTTGTATGCGGAGTTATGTTCGATAGAAATAGTATCCAGGCGGTAAGGCATAGTGCAAACAGGTATTCTCATGCAACATGCGAACCAGATAACAAAAATCTAGTTCCAATGGAAAATAAGGCAAACCCGCAATTAGAAGAACTTAAAAATTATATTAGCCAAATATATAAAGATAAAGCTAATTGGAAAATAATTAACAATCAATTAAAGCAATTTATTGAAAAAGGATATTCTTATTCTGGAATATTAAAAACTTTAATTTATTTTTATGAAGTTAAACATAATTCAATAGAAAAAAGTAATGGCGGAATTGGCATTATTGAGTATGTATATGATGAAGCTTTAAAATATTATTATGCAATATGGCAAGCTCAACAAATTAATTTAGAGCAAAGTGAAAAGAGCAATGATATTGTAAAAGAATATATTATAAAACCTCCGCGTGGGGTAAGACGCAAATTAAATTTAATAGAGTTTAATATGGAGGGAATAGATTTTGAAGCAGAAGAGTAAATATGTAGATAAGAATGCTATGATTCAAATTATTGGTACTTTATTTAAAGAGCCTTCTTATTTTGATTTAGAGGAATATAGTTTTTCTATTGATGATTTTTATACTGATTTTCATAAAATTTTATTTAGTAGTATATATAATATTTATATATTGGGGGCAAAAGAGATAACACTTGCCGCAATAGAAGATTATTTAACTCAAAGACCTAAACAATTAGCTGAATACAAAGCTCAAAATGGGGCAGAGTACCTATTAAATTGTGCGGAAGTTGCAAATCCGCAATTACTAGGGTTTTATTATAAAAAATTAAAAAAGTTTTCTTTAATGAGAGCATATGAGTCTATTGGTATGAATTTATCTTGGCTTTTAGATATGGATAATATTCTTGATTTAAAGAAAAAAGAAAAACAAGAAAATGAATTTGATAATATGAGTTTAGAAGATATTGTCAATTTAATAAATGATAAAATAGATGGTATAAAAGAAGAATATGTAGATAAAACAGAAGATGATACTTGTCAAATTGGAGATGGTATTTTAGATATGTTAGAATCTTTAAAAGCGTCTCCGGATTTAGGTATTCCATTATATGGTAAATATATTAATACTGTGACAAGAGGAGCAAGACTTGGAAGATTCTATTTGCGGTCGGCTGCTACAAACGTTGGTAAGACTCGTGCCATGATAGGAGATGCTTGTTTTATTGGATGTTCTGAATTATATGATTTAGAAACTAAAAAATGGAAAGAAATTGGAGTTGAACAACCAACATTATTTATTGCGACTGAGCAATCTCTTGATGAAGTTCAAAGAATGGCATTGGCTTTCTTATCAGGAGTAAATGAAGACCATATAGCATTATCAGAATATGAAAATGATGAATATGATAGAGTAATTTATGCTGCTAATGTTTTAGCATCAAGTAAATTAATGTTTAAAAGTATGCCAGATTTTAGTTTACAAGATATAGAAAATATTATTAAAAAGAATATTAGAGAAAACGATGTAAAGTACATTTTCTTTGATTATATTCATACATCTCTTGGTATCTTATCAGAAATTTCACAAAGAAGTGGTGGAGTTAAGTTAAGAGAAGATAATGTATTATTTATGATGTCTGTTAAGATTAAAGATATTTGTACTCAATATGGAGTATTTGTTATGTCAAGTACACAGTTAAATGGAGATTGGAAAGAGTCAGAAACACCGGATCAAAATTTATTAAGAGGCGCAAAAGCAATAGCAGATAAAATAGACTGGGGTGCGATTATGTTGGAAGTTACTCCAGAAGATTTAGAAAAAATTCAACCAATCTTAAGTAAGAATGGATTTGAAAAACCTAATATTAAAATGTCTTTATATAAAAATAGAGCAAATGCCCACAAAGGCGAATATATGTTTATGAAAGCAAATAAAGGAATTTGTAGATTTGATACTTTGTTTATTACAGATTGGAGTTTTAAATTATTGGATGTTATTGATATGAAAATAAAAGTAGAAGAAAAGAGTGCTTTTTAATGAAGTATAATAAAGATGAAATTAGAGAAAATATATCTGATGATAGGATGTTTGAATTTTTGGCGGATATTGGTGCTGAACCAATAATGCAACAAAAGGCAATAGTAAATAAGACAATTTGTCATTGTGGAGAATCTCATAAATTATATTACTTTTTTAATACACATTTATTTAGATGCTTTACTAATTGCGGAGATGAGGCTTTTGACGTTTTTGAGCTAGTTAGAAAAATTAAGAGCCAGGGTAATAAGGAATATCCCCTGGCATCCGCAATTAAAGATGTTGCAGAATATTTTAACTTTGAAGGCAAAGAAGAAGATAATGGTTTTTATAATGAATTTAAAGAAAACCAAAAAATTTTTTCTAAATATAAAAAATTAAATGATTTAGAAAAACCAGAAAAGAAAAATGTTGAATTAAATCAATATGAAAATTTTGTATTAGATATTTTACCTCAACCGCATATATTAGATTGGGAAGAAGAAGGTATCTCATATGAAATTTGTAAAAGGAATAATATTAGATACAACCCAGTATCCGCAGGTATTGTTATTCCTCATTATGATATAAATAATAATTTAATTGGTATCAGAGAAAGAACAACAGTAAAAGAAGATGAGATATATGGTAAATATAAGCCATCAATAATTAATAAACAAATGTATAATCATCCTTTATCTTTTGCTTTATATAATTTAAACAATAGTAAAGATAATATAAAAAAGTATAGAAAAGCGGTTGTTGTAGAAGGAGAAAAAAGTTGTCTTTTATATGCAAGTTACTTTGGTTCTGAAAATGATATCAGTGTAGCTTGTTGCGGAAGTGCTTTAATTCAATATCAAGTTGATTTACTTTTATCTCTTGGAACAGAAGAAATTATTGTATGTTTTGATAAGCAGTTCAAAGAGATAGGTGATGAAGAATGGAAGAAATGGACAGACAAATTAAAAAAGATAAATGAGAAATACTCTCCATATATTACAATTAGTTTTGTTTTTGATAAGTGGAATTACTTGGGATATAAAGATTCTCCTCTTGATAGAGGAAAAGATACTTTTATTGAATTATTTGAAAGGAGAATTATTTTGTGAATTATAAATTAATAAATGAGCCAAATCCTCATTATGATGCATTCACTCAAATATGTATTAACCGAGGTATTAGTATAGATGATATAGAAAAATATAAAGAAAATGATGACAAATATATTAATTCATGTTTTTCATTTAATGAAAACTTATTAAAAGAAGGACTAACTAAACTTATTAAATGTATTAATAATAAAGAGAATGCTTTTGTTATTGTTGACTGTGATGTTGATGGTTTTACTTCTGCGGCTATTATTATTAATTATTTATATGATTTATTTCCTACTTGGGTAATTAATCATTTAACATATGGATTCCATGAAGGGAAAATGCATGGACTACCTGAATTTATAGATAGACTAGAAAAAGGCGGGTATGGATTAATCATTTGCCCAGATTCAAGTAGTAATGACCTAAAGGAAATTGAAAGATTACATAATATTGGTACAGATGTATTAATTCTTGACCACCATGAATGTGATGAATTTAGCCCTTATGCTACTACAATCAATAGTCAGTATGATTATCCTAACAAATATTTATCAGGGGCTGGAGTAGTTTGGCAATTCTGTAGATATGTAGATATTATGACAGGTAAACATTATGCAGATTCTTATCTTGACCTTGTTGCGTATGGACTACAAAGTGATATGGAAGATATTAGAGCATTAGAAACAAAAACTTTAATTTTTAAAGGACTTCAGGCAAATAATATTAAAAATCCTTTTATTGATTATATGCTTGATAAAAATGAATTTGCTTTAAATAAATCTGATTATAAACCATCTGCAAATAATAATCTTTTAGTTACTCCTATTGGAGTTTCATTTTTCCTAACTCCTTTTGGTAATGCTATTTGTCGAAGTGGCACTATGGAAGAAAAAGAATTAATATTCAATGCTATGTTAAAAGCAAAAGCATTTGAAATTATTCCATCTACCAAAAGAGGACATAAACCAGGAGATACTGAAACAATAGTAACTCAAGCTGTTAGAGTTTGCACCAATGTTAAAAATAGGCAAGAAAGAGAAGTAACTGCGGGCTTGGAATTAATTGAAAAGAAAATTAAAGAATATAATCTTCTTGAAAATAAAATTCTTTTAGTTCTTTTAAAACCTGGCGAGATTGCTCCTGGTATTGCTGGTTTAGTTGCTAATAAGATGATGGCTAAATATCAAAGACCTTGTTGTATTCTAACTGCGGCAACCGAGGTTGATGAGCAAACCAATACCAGCCATGTTTACTACAGAGGCAGTTCCCGCGGATATACAAAAACAGGTTTGTTAAATTTTAAAGCTTTATGTGAAGAGTTCCCTTTTACTGAGTGGGCTCGAGGTCATGCTAACGCGTTCGGTTTAAGTATTCCTAAAGAGGAAATAGAAAACTTTGTTATTTTTATGAATAATAAATTAAAAGATTTGTCTACTGACCCTATTTATTATGTAGATTATATCTGGGATTATAGTTCAGACAAAAACAAAGTCAGTCAAAGTATATTAGATATATCAGAATTAAATGACTATATTGGAACTGAATTTGATAGACCTTATATTTGTTTTAAAGGTGTCCTAATAAACCAAGATAATTTTAAAGTTATGAAAAGTAATACTTTAAAATTTACTGTTGAAGGAATAGATATAATTAAATTTGATGGTTCAGACGAAGAAATTGAAATGTTTAATTCGGAAGCAACAACTAAAATAGATATTATTTGTAAATGTTGTAAAAATGAATGGATGGGTAACGTTTATCCTCAACTACAAGCGGTTGAATATAAAATTGTACAAGAACGGGGCTGGGTTTTCTAGCCCCTTATTTTATTTGATTTTTTTAAAAAAATTTGATATAATATTTATATAAAAAGAAAAGTGAGGTAAAAAAATGAGATTTATTGTTTATGGAAGATTTTGTGATAGTATTACAATTTCAGATGAAGAAGTTGAAAATATTAAGAAAGAAATTGAACAAGATAAATATTATATTGAAGCTGATGATAATACAAGAGAAGATTGGTTGCGAGATGCAATTAATGATTTCGTTTATGAGAAATGGGTTAAAGGGGAAAATCAAAAGGTAGATTATGACATAGATGGCATTGAAAGGACTGATTAAATGGAACTCACGATTAAACAAACAAAAGGATTAGATATCGCAATAAAAAGATATAAGAATAAAGAGAAGTATACCACAATTTCAGGGTATGCAGGTACTGGTAAATCAACCCTAGTATCTTTTATTATTGCGGGTCTTGCTCAAGAAGGAATTAATCCAGAAAGAGATGTTGCATATGCAGCATTTACTGGCAAGGCTGCTGAGGTCTTACGAAAAAAAGGTAATTATAATGCTACAACTTTGCATAAGTTATTATATGACCATATTCCTAAAAAAAATGGCGGTTTTATTAGAAAACCAAAAATATCATTGGATTTTAAGATTATTGTAGTTGATGAAGTATCATTAGTTCCTAAATCAATGATAGATATATTATTAAGGCATAATGTATATGTTATTTTCTTAGGTGACCCGTTTTTGATGTAACTGGGACGGGGTAAAAAATAATCTAATTGCGGGAACCTCCTTAGAGTTCGCTCTACTAACTTAATATGGTGACATAATTAAGGGCAAAGATGAAAATCGGAGATTTAGTAAAAATGGGAGAAATTGGACAATCCGCAGCTAAGTTTCTTTAAGTATTTATGATTTTTCAAATATTAATGAAATACTTAAAGAAAAAAGTTCAACGACTATCGAAAAGTATTTAGTTACTGAGTAGAGTACACTACAAGTTAATGGTAGTGGAAATGGTTATCATAGAAGATATAGTCTGCTCTCAAAGGAAACTTTGAGCTTGGTAAATCCAAGGGAGATGAAGTTGCGCTCATCTCTAAACAGGGAGGCAGCTCCCACAAATTGATAAAAATGAAGCACACGATATTTTAGACCATCCGCATATTTTTCTTGATGAAATTATGCGACAGGCAGCTGAGTCTGAGATTATCCGCCTTACGCTTCAAATAAGAGAAGGAAAAGACATTCCTTTTACAAAAGGAGAAGAAGTTGTAGTTATCCCTAAAAAAGATTTATGTTCTGGTCATCTACTTTGGGCAGACCAAATTTTATGTGCAACCAATAAAGAAAGAAATAGATTAAATGTGGAAATGCGCCGTCGCCTGGGATATGAGGGGCTTCCGCAAGATGGAGAGAAATTAATTTGCTTAAAGAATTATTGGGATATAATTACTCCAGATGGTAATGCTCTTGTAAATGGTACTACTGGTATTATTCATAATCCTTATGAAAATTTTGTAATTCCGCCTCGTTCATTAAGAATTGAAACGCCTAAAATTGAATTTATCTCTTGTAATTTTACTCCTGAAGTTGGTATGTCTTTTAATAACCT